CCAATCAATTGGAAGAGTGTTGAGAAAAGGAAGTAACAAAACAAAAGCGACTTTATATGATATTGCTGATGATATTAGTTATAAGTCAAGAAGAAATTATACATTGAATCATCTTATTGAAAGAATTAAAATTTATAATGAAGAAAATTTTAATTATGATATAGTTAACATACCTTTAAAAAAATGATGACAGATTTCCACGCAACAATTAAATTAATTACTGGTGAAGAAATCTTCGCACTCGTATCAGTCGATAACTCAGAAGATGAACCAGTAGTCATAATGCAAAATCCTGTGGTAATGAAAGTTTTATCAACTGGTAGGGGTCAAATGATGAAGATAAGACCTTGGTTAGAAGTGCCTGGTGATGATGTTTATATAGTTAAATATGATAAAGTGATTACTATGAATGAAGTTAAAGATAAAATGATAATCTCAATGTATCAAACTTACTGTGATGAAGGTGACTTTGACTTCGGTACCTTTGTAGACGATAGTATGAAAACGGATAAAAGGAATCACGAAGTAACTAAAAAAATGGGATATATTTCTACTGTAGAGGATGCTCGTAAGAAACTAGAAGATCTCTTTAAAGATACTTAAGATACTTCCATCCCTCCAAACCTTACAAAGGTTATTGTACATGATTTGCACACACTTGTCAAGTATGTTATAATATAGTCATAGAAAGAGATCAAATGTAATGGTAAGAAAGAAGTCAGAACACTACGTTAACAACCGAGAACTCTTGGAAGCACTTATTGTTTACAGAGCAAAGGTTGCTAATGCAAAAGAGAATGACTTACCCAAACCACGTATTACAAACTATCTTGGAGAGTGTTTCTTGAAGATAGCAACACATCTATCATATAAACCAAACTTTGTAAACTATATGTTTCGTGAGGATATGATATCTGATGGTATTGAGAACTGTGTTCAATACATCCATAACTTTGATCCTGAGAAGTCAAAGAATCCCTTTGCTTACTTTACACAGATCATACATTACGCATTTCTTAGACGTATTAAAAAGGAAAAAAAGCAGTTGGAAATTAAAACAAAGATAATTGAGAAGACTGGATTTGATGAAGTTATGGCAGTTGATGATAATTCATTAGCGGGTAGTAGTTCTGATTATAATACAATTAAAGATAACATTACATATAAGAATAATAACAGATGAAAGTTGCGATCATTACTGATCAGCATTTTGGTGCCCGAAAGAGTTCTAAAATACTGCATGATTATTATGGAAGATTCTATCAAGATGTATTTTTTCCATACTTGAAGGAGAATAATATTAAGACTTTGATTGATATGGGTGATACCTTTGATAATCGAAGAACTATTGATTTATGGGCGATAGATTGGGCAAGAAATAATTATTATGATATTCTTCATGATATGGGTATTCAGATTCATACTGTGGTTGGAAATCATACAGCATATTATAAAGATACAAATGAGATTAATACCATTGATTTATTGTTGAAACAGTATGATAATATTACAACCTATGCTGAGACAGAGGAAATTAAGTTAGGTAATCTCAGTGTCTTACTAATACCTTGGATTAACTCAGAGAATGAGGAAACTTCATTTAATGTGATCAAAAGTAGTAAATCAAAAGTTGCTATGGGTCATTTGGAGTTGAATGGATTTAGAGCACATCGTGGTCATGTGATGGAAGATGGAATGGATATTGATATATTTGATAAATTTGATAAGGTATATTCTGGTCACTATCATACAAGATCTGATAATGGGAAAATATATTACTTAGGTAATCCATATGAGATGTTTTGGAATGATGTAAATGATCCTAGAGGATTTACTATATTTGATACAGAGACAACTGATCATTTTCATGTAGATAATCCATATAGAATGTTTTACAACGTATACTATGAGGATACACCCCACCAATTATTTGATGCTAGTGAGTTTAAAGATAAGATAGTAAAGGTTATAGTCCGTAAAAAAACTGAACAGAAAAAATTTGAAAAGTTTTTAGATAAGTTGTATTCGGTAGGTGTTCATGAGTTGAAGATTGTAGAAAACTTTGCAATACAGGAGAGTGAAGAGTTTGAAGTAGAGGAAACTGAAAATACAATATCAATTTTGAATAGATATATTGATGAGAGTGATATGGATTGTGATAAATCCGTAGTTAAAGGTATTTTACAGAAGATATATTCGGAAGCCTGTGAGGTAGAGTGATGTTTATCTTAGCGAGTAAAAATAGTGCGGAGCAAGGTGCTTACGCAGTGGAAAATCAGGAGGGTGAAAATGTTTTGTTCTTCTTTGAAGAGGAGGATGATGCAGATAGATACGCTATGTTGTTGATGGCAGATGAAGATCGCTCTTTATCTGTAGTTGAAGTTGAAGAAGGACTTGCAATTCGTACGTGTAAGATGTATAATTATAGATATGCAGTGATAAAACCTGAAGACATCGTTATACCGCCCAAACTAAATGATAACTTTTCAAAAGATTAAATGGAAAAATCTTCTCTCCACAGGAAACCATTGGACGGAGATTGATTTTCAGAGTAGTCCAACCAATCTTGTAATTGGGACAAATGGTGCTGGAAAGTCTACTATGTTAGACGCACTTACCTTTGTTCTTTTTAATAAACCATTTCGTAAAGTCAATAAATCACAGTTAGTAAACGCAGTTAATGAAAGGGAATGTCAGGTAGAGATAGATTTTAATATTAATACGAAACAATATAAGGTTCAAAGAGGCATCAAACCAAGTATATTCAACATAACAGTTGATGGTGTTGAACTTCATAAGGAAGCGGATGATCGTGCTATGCAGAAGATATTAGAACAAGGTATATTGAAACTTAATTACAAGTCTTTTACTCAGATAGTAATTCTAGGTAGCAGTTCTTTTGTTCCTTTCATGCAATTATCTTCACCCAATCGAAGAGAGGTGATAGAGGATCTACTGGACATACGTATATTCTCTGCGATGAATAACTTGATAAAGGATAGAATACGTGAAAAGAAAAACAACATCAAGTCCTTAGACCTTAAAAGAGATAATATTAAGGATAAGATGAACATGCAAAAGAAGTTTATTACAGAACTTGAAGATATGGGAAAACAGAATATAGAGAAAAATAAAGTAAATATTAATAATTTAATTAGAGAGACTGATGAATATGTTCTTACAAATGAAGAGTGGGATTTAGAGGTAACTGGTCTTATAGAAGATCAGGAAAAGGTAACTGGTGCTAGTGAAAAGTTACTGAAACTTAACAATCTAAAAGGTAAAATATCCAATAAAGTATCAACCCTTACTAAGGAGCATAAGTTTTTTAGTGATAATGTATCATGCCCTACATGCACTCAACCTATAGAAGAATCCTTTCGTTTAAATAGAATTAATGACGTTCAAACTAAAGCGAAGGAACTTAAGAAGGGTTACGAAGACCTTGAAAAGACCATCAAAAAAGAGCAAAACCGAGAGCGTCACTTCAACAAATTATCAAAGGAGATTACCAAACTCAACCATGACATTTCTCAGAACAACACTAGGATTAATCTCAACCAGAAACAAATCCGAAACCTTGAATCTGAAATTCAAACACTTACCAGTCAACTTAAAAACAGAAATACTGAACATGAGAAATTAAAAGAGTTTAAAGGAAATCTCGACAAAACTACCGAAGAGTTATCAATACAAAAGGAAGACATACAATACCATGACTTTGCATATTCACTGTTAAAAGACGATGGGGTGAAGACAAAGATCATTAAAAAATATCTTCCATTCATAAATCAACAAGTGAATCGCTTTCTTCAAAAGATGGAGTTTTATATCAACTTCCAACTTGATGAAGCATTTAGTGAAACAATTCAATCACCACTACATGAGGATTTTACTTATAGTTCATTTAGTGAAGGTGAGAAGATGAGAATTGACCTAGCACTTTTATTCACTTGGAGAGAAGTTGCGAGAGTAAAGAACTCAGTCAATACTAATTTATTGATTATGGATGAAATTTTTGATAGTTCTCTAGATACTTTTGGAACTGATGATTTCCTTAAAATCATTAAGTTTATAATTAAAGATGCGAATACC